TGGCGCGGTCATGCACTGTAGATGAGGAGCGCGCCGCTTCGGAGATTCTACAGCAGCTTGGCCTGGCAGACTCGCCGGCATTGACCCCGCGCGCGAGGGGCAAAGCAAGCCGGCGACGCGAGTAGGCTGCGGCCTTACTGCTCGATCTCCCTACTCGTGGGCGCGATAGCATCGCCAGCCCGGGCCCAATGGCGGTGGCGACGTGGCCACAACGCACGCTTAATCAGGCGAGGCGACACGTAGTAGACATCCGGGGTGGGTCCTCCGTATGTTGAAACCACCCATGACCTTCCGTTACTATCACTCATTCCCAAACTGATTCTGAAATTTATCACCCCGGAGCTGAATCTTTTGATTTGTCTGCAACGGGACTCATCCAAATCCGTTACCCCCGCTCACCGAGTCAAACGATTACAGCCAACGTTTTTACCTGTGGTGACCGGATCCAACTACCTCTTGATTGGCCGTGGTTTGTCGGCGCCGAGGAGGCCACTCTGGAGGAATGGCGCAAGCAAAAGTCAATTCTTTGGTTTCCTGCCTCAAACAAGACCCGAGATATCCACTTCGGCGACGTAAAGTATCGTCACTACGGCAAGGGCAACCAGCCGTTGCCCTGTGTCTCTGCGGACCCTCCCGGACCTCCTTGGCGGGTTGGGGCCGTATCCGCCGGCACAGCAGTGCTCAAATCTTCCTGGCGTCCAAAACACACACCAAAGATTCCAGTCGTCGCCGTTGGCCAGACCCTCACGAAGCCTTTCGCCGATCATAAGCTGGTTCGTCTGCGTGGCAAGCATGTCATTGCATACTCGAACGACTCCCTTTCTGGGGACTGTGGCAGCCCTGTGTTCCAGTCGGGGCATCTGGTCGGTGTCCACGTGGGCGGTGGGAGCGATCGCAACTACTTTTTCGCGCTCCGCACGAAGAAGTCAGGTGATTTCCAGAAGATGAGCGGTGAGGGCATCGAAAAGAGCGATTCGTCTTCTTTCCGAATTCCGTTTCTAGGCCGACCTTCGTCGACTCTGCAACGTTCGCGCTCTGGCCCCCCTGCCCTTATTTTGGAGACTTCTCGCTGTCTTCATAACCGCGATCCTCGCATGGAGTCCGCGAAGGGGGTCTCAAAGTCC